CATCTCTTTTGTTACTGACTGACAAAGGTGAAATAAAACCCTTTGAAACATTCAAATTGGAAGTACAGTCTATTTACGAAGCCTACAATGTCAATTACCTGAATGCTGAGTACAATTTTGCAATCCATTCTGCACAAACCGCCTCTAAATGGCAGGATTTTAAAAAGGATGGTGACCGTTATAACCTTCAGTTCCGAACAGCGGCAGATTCAAAGGTACGCGCTGATCACGCTGCGTTGGCAAATACAACCCTTGCATCCGATGATGTTTTTTGGAGCAAATACGTGCCTCCGTTAGGTTGGAACTGCCGTTGCACAGTTGTCCAGGTGATGAAAGATAAGTACCCGTTATCCGATTCTACGGAATCAATTGATCGTGGATTAACAGCAACTACCAATCTGGACAAAGATGGTGTAAACAAATCGGCCATGTTCCGAACTAACCCCGGAGAAACACTTAACCTATTCCCGGAGAAACATCCATACATGGCACGTGATGGCAGCCCGAAAGAAGTAAAGGATGCACAAAAAATTATTGAGAAGATGGAATAGTAAATGAATAAATAGTAAATATTTTAATGACTGCATCGGAATTAAATAAAAATATTCTCAATGATATGAAAGTCGAACTCCTGGATGAGTTTGACCGGAACTTTGAGCGTAAGGCGTTCTTTTCAGAACGATGGCCACAACGTAAACGCGAAGGAAAAGGAAGTCTTTTGGTGGTTCGTGGTGGCAGCGGGTTACGCGGTTCTATCCGTGCCAGGGTACAAAATAGCGGTGTTGTTTTTAGTTCCGGACAGCCACATGCACAAATTCATAATGAAGGTGGTGACATCGTTGTTACCGTTCGCATGAAGCGGTTCTTTTGGGCAAAGTATTATGAGCTGAGCGGAAAGGTGAAATTTAAAAAGGATGGAAAAACATCAAAGGGCTCCCTGAAGATAAGTGAAGAAGCTGAATTTTTTAAGATCATGGCATTGATGAAAGTAGGCAGTAAAATACACATTCCAAAACGGCAGTTCATTGGCCACGCTCCGGAAGTTGACAAAGCAGTGAAACGAATTATCGAACATAATTTAAAGAGTCTTGAAACTATATTTAAACAGGGTTTAAAATGAGAAAAAAACTTTATCTATCAATTATCGAACAATTGCGACTGATCCAACTGGATGAACAGGGAAAATACATTACAGCTCTGACACTCGATGATAAAAAATCAGTTATCAAACATCTGGATATTTGGAACAATAACCTTCAGTACATAGAACAGGAACCTCCTTTCCCCACACCCGCCTTGTTTTTACAGTTCCAACCTATCACGTGGGAAATACGTTCAAAGGGTTTACGTGCCGCCGATGTGGCTGTAACATTGCATGTAGTGACTTCCAACATTGCGCCCAGTAATCACAAATCGCAATACGAAACAAAAGCCTTTGAATTTCTTGACCTATTGGATGCCATAAATGCCAACCTGTACGGACTGAAAGGAGACTTCTTTCGAAACCTGGTATCGACAACCTCATCTACTGATCACGACCATGCCGAACTAATTGATAGCCTGGAAACATACAACGTACAGGTGACAGATACATCAGCCGTCAAAGTATTACCAACTACTTATGTTGCACCGGTTGTTACTACCGGATTTATTAATGGGTAAACAGAAAAAAGCCTCGCACAGAAGTGCGAGGCTTTTTTGTAATTCTTATACCCATTCAGTGGTTAGGGGTTTATTCTAACTTTGCATCAAGAACCGTCCAGTTTTCATCTTTACGATAATCATCTTTCCATTTCAGCTTTACTGAGTAACTATTTCGTATCATAGCACCGAATGTATTTTGAGCGTCTACCGAACCTGTTATAATAATTATACTATCTGCACTCACATAATATTTTTGCGTCTCTGATGGAAATTCAGCAGTAGAAGGTGCTTTTAGCAATGCTTTTACAACACTTTCCACTTTGAATTTTGCAGTAAGTTTCAAGTCCGTGGTGTCAATTTTTTTATTATTTTGACTGAAATCACACATTGCAAATATCAATAATGCAACACATGCGATAACTAAAAAACCACCGTAACGATTTCTTTTTGGTAAATCTTTAAATGGAACTCTTTTTTTTTCTGCCGGACTTAACTGTTTAAATTCTTGTGAAGTCATATTGATTTAGTTTAAAGTAAATAATCATTGGCATTAATAACACCTTCTACTGAGCTAAATAAAAGAAACAATAATGATGTCATTTTATTTAATGTATCCAAATCAGGTGTCATACTTCGTATTAGCTGCAACACTCTAAAGTATTTATTCTCATTTGCCATATTCATATCCCGACACTGAAATAAATCAAGTAATTCATCACGAGTATTTACCCAATCTTCTATAGGATTTCCAAACGTATGTATTTTAATGGTAAAACCATCTTTATTAAATAAGACTGCCATACTTGCATCCTTTCTCAATTAAGTAAATAATGTGTTTTTGCATAGTAAAAAAATAAGAGTTTATAAAAAAAGAGCCCACGCGCTGCAGACTCACCAACACAGTCCACCGGACAATGAAGAAAAATACCGTTCTAAGCGGCTCGCACGGGCTCAAACTCTTTTTTTCTTGAATTTGACCAGTACACTATATTGATAAATCTGCGGTTCAAAGATACAACAAACATTTAGAATTGAAACAAAATGAAAACATAAAACAATTATATAAAAAAATAAACCGCCTGACAATGAAGTCAGGCGGTTTATTTTTTAAACTAAAATAATTTCAATTGTTGGTCATCTTCTTTTGAATCAGGTTCTATTTTCTTCAGGTACCGGAAGAATGTCCTTTCACTTATTCCCGTTTCTTTTTTTATGTAATTCCTATAAACTGCCAATTTGCACCTGTCCTGTCTTCCGGGTTCATAATGCAATAAAAGCAGTGCCCTTACTTTCTCTGCTGATTTCTGTCTACTCTCGTGATTAATATGTTTACCCTTCATGCCGTATTTGCTATTTACTATGAATTACCTTTTAACCACTCTTTTTTATAAAAACCCGTCACGTGCAACCTTATCAGCGTATGATGGAAGCAAATCCCTTACTATCCAGTAAATTTCATCCCACGTAGGAAGTTTAACAAGCATCTTATCATCAATATAAATGTCAGCATAAATCTTTCGTGTATCAATGCCACTATACTTTTCAACATTTGCCGGGCAACTTTCATTTATCTTATCATAATGAATACCCTGTTTTGCAAGCCATTCAATAGCTTCAAGAAGCCTGACGTGACTTCTACATGTCCAAATGATAATATAATAGCCATCCTTTTTTAATTGGTTTATCGCTTCCTTTGCGCCTTCTACCATTTCTCCTATGGCCGGAAATTGGTCTTTTACTATTGTTCCATCAAAATCAATTGCAATAATCATACTTTATAATTTTTAAGTTCCTGTTTAAGTTCAACTATTTGTTTATCCCTATCAGCAAGCCATATGCTGCTGTTTATTCTTAATATGTGTAATTGCTCACGCAACCTCTCTTCAGTGTTACCATCGTCCCCGGATTCGATAGCGTAATGACCTTCAGAGTCACGTGACCTGGTATCACAATACCTGACAACATGAATAGTTTTTATTTCTGTAAAGTCAAGAAGTAACTGTTGATTGTTCATGGTAAAGTTTGATTTTTTGCATTTTCAAATCTTCAATTTCTCTAAGGAATAAATCATTAAATGATAACAACCATTCAAGTTCCGTATCTATCTCTAAAATGTTGCAAGCCGTCATCTTTGTCATTTTCCTTGTCTTGTACTTCGTTTGACGGAGTAACGATCTTATTATAATGATCCGCGATCCAAACATTCAATTGTTCAATGGTTTTATTGGTAACAACTGTGTGATAATTGAACTTTCCAAAGTCGATGATTGCTTTTTCACAAATTCCACCCCTTTCAGGGAAAGTTAGGAAACATATCCGGTAATGCATTAAATCAATCCCACTGGTACGCATATCCCGGTATACCTTTCCAACCGATATCAATGTCCCAGTTGGGTTAGCCTGTGATATCATTTCTTTATCAATCACGTTCTGCCACTTCATGAACTTAAAGTCATCCGGAACAATCAATTTATCAAAAAACTCAGAGCAAATGATATTTAGTTCCGATCCGGTTCTGGTGGAACGTTGCCCCCAGGTTCCTTTTCCTTTTGGCTTATTTTCGTTGGCCATACTTCATCAGGGTAAATTCATTAGCATTCTCATACACATTGCAGCCGTTTGAATCAATTCTTCTTGTATGTGTTCTAAACTTCCACCTTCATAATGATAATCTAAAACCGCTTTTGTTACTTCTCCGGACTCTTCATTTAAAATTGCTACTTGTCTGAACATATCAGTTGGATAATCCGGATGTATAATTTCAGCTCTTTTTAATTCAGCCTCAATTGAAGAATACTTTCTAAGCCTATCTAATTCTGAATTTAATTCCATTTATTGGAGTATTTAATAATTATGTAAATAAAAATGTCTTTTTTGATCCACTGTACTTTTGTGTTATAATCGTTGTCATAAATGGAAAATCTTTCTTTTGTACTTTATCCAATGTCTCTTTTATTTTTGCCGAATTGGTAAAGAATTTACATTCTTCATTTTTAAATCGGATTTTGACTATGTACCTTCCTTCTCCATAAGATGTCTTAATACCCGGTGTATAATCAAGTATTTCTATTTCACAATTAACTATATCGGTGATTGATATTACTTGTACATTAAATATGGTTTTGTCTTCATCAACTTTAATTCCTAATTCAGAAAATTTCTTCATTTTTGAGTATCTTTTTTTGTAAGTGTTTTGAGTTGCAGTGTTTCGCCCAACCGAGCCAGGGGCTAACCTGCATTTTATATGTTTTCGGGTCCAGTTCTTTTTTATTGAGTTTGGCAACCTTTCTGCAAAAGCGTTTTTTAATTGTTTTACGCATTAGAATGTGAGTATGGTAGAAAATGTAACCCACAAAGTCTATCCCTCTGATACTGGTTGGAAACACCTGGTAATTGCCTTTTACCTGAAGGTTTAATTTGACAGTCATATAATCGCTTATTTCTTTCAGCAAATTATGTAAATAAGACTTATCCGGTGCTAGTATCACAATATCATCAGCGTATCGGTAATAGTAGTTCACTTTCATTTCTTCTTTGATCCAATGGTCAAAATATGATAAATATAAGTTGGCAAAGAACTGTGACAAATAATTCCCGATTGGAACGCCAGGCGCACTATCAATTATATCATCTAATAGATTTAAAAGCTTTGTATCCTTTATTTTCTTCCGGATGACACTTTTTAATATATCGTGATCAACACTCGGATAAAACTTCTTAATATCCAATTTCAAACAATAGGTCGTATTTTCAACGTCCTTTAAATCCCTTTTAATATGTTTTAATACACCATGAATGCCACGGTTTTTTATACATGCGTATGAGTTTTGAATGAAAACCGATAACCATATTGGTTCAAGAATATTCATAATAGCATGGTGAACAATTCTGTCCCTAAATGGAAGCCTGTAAACCGTTCTGACCTTTGGATCGGTAATCGTGAAAATGCTGTATTCAGAAGTTTTGTATGTACCATTCACCAGTTCTGAATGCAATTGGTTGATATTATTTTCCAGGTCTTTTTCAAAGAGCATCACTCCGTATTTTTTAGCCTTTCCCTGTTTAGCCTTTTCAAAAGCTAAACAGAGGTTTTCAAGGCTGCAAACTGTATCAAATAAGTAATTAAATCTTTTCATGCTTTGCTTTTCGTATCGGAGCGTTCTCCGTCAACTGACGGATACCAGCACCTTTTGAATTTGTAATTTTTTGGCAAGTGCCAAGGCCTTTGTCTCTGTAAAAATATTTTAGCATAGGTGCGAGCTGTTCCCTGCATTCGCATTCGAGTTATCGTAATTCGTGTCATTGAAAACGAAAGCCCTGGAGGACAACCCACAAAAACAAACAACCTTTCATCTCTATTTCTGAATAATTGCAGTCCAAACTTCTAAGAACTGTTCGCCTGCATACCTTGCAAGTTCCCGCGTTTTTAAGCAAAGGCGCGAGCCGATCCCCGCATACGCACCCGAGTCACCGTAATACGTGCCACCGAAAACGAAAGCCCCGGAGGACATATAGAAGTATGGATAATATTTACATTGATCACCATCATTCCAGTCTGCTTTCCATTCTTCGTTCAATGCTTCAGCAATCACAATAATTTTGTATTGCGCTTTAAAATATTCGCGCAAATCTTCAGGTAAATTTGAGAAGTCAGGAACTTCCGGACGACAGGTTTCTTTAATGGCATCTTCGAAAGTCTTAATACGTACCATCACGTTTTCTTTCACTTCTTTTACTGCTACTTCTTTTTCTTCTTTTTTCATTTGTGTGTGTTGTTATTTTGCTTTTCCAATCCATCAACCGACATATTGGAAAAGCGATTAATTATTAAAACATAAATCCTTTGTATATATCAGCAAATTGTTTGCCTGCATACGTCGCCAATTCGTCACTGGGGAAGCAAAGGCGCGAGCCGTCCCCCGCCTTCGCATCCGAGTAATCGTAATACGTGTCATCGAAAACGAAAGCCCCGGAGGACAACCGGAAATAAGGATACCACTTTGCTTGATTTGAATTTGTCCAGTCCGGAACCCATCCCTCATTTAATGCCTTAGTTACCGTTTTTAGTTTCCGGTAATTAATTTCGTCATCAGTAAAACCGAAACTACGTAGTTTCTTTTCGTCTAAAGGTTCTACACCAAGTTCTACACATGCATCCTCGTATGTTTTGATGCGATCGGTAATTTTACCAGTGAAAAATGCTTTTCCGAATGTATCTTCAAGTGTTGATTTGAATTCCGGCATAGTGCTATATAACTTCCGGGCATTACTTTTTGAAATTTTTATTACTTCTAATGTGTCCATATGATTTTTAAGTATTTGTTATTTTACATCCCATACCCCTTTCGGGATTGATACCAACCATTCACCTAATGGTTTTGCAAGTTCAAATTCATTTGTGACATTAAATTCCTGACTTAGTATATTTTTATAGACAACCAGTCTTACACCATTATCTTTCTTAGTCAATATGTAATTGTCACAAACAATCAGTAGTGTAAAAAGAGCCGCCAGATAATCAATCTTGTTTTCCGGCGACTGTTTTTTCATTGCCATTCTTTGAAGTTCCTTAACCGACGGCATCGAACAGATATACGTCTAATATTTGTGTTTCAGTAACAGAAGCTATTTCATAATTAGCCATAGAACCTTTCATTCCTTTCACAATTCCTTCGTTGGCTTCCTTCGTATTGTTCGCCTGAACT